TTGGCAAGCTCCTGATTATGATGGAGAAATGACAAGATCTATTAACTTTAGTGAAGGAGAACTAATTACCGAAGGTGAAATGATTGGTAAGAAAACTAAGCCCGAAGTAGAATTTTTAGAACCTGATAGAAGTACGCCTTATAGAGATGATTTCTCTGATTTTGATTGGGTTAACGATTCTGATCAAGTATTAGATGATATGCAAAGATGGATAGGAATTGAAGATGTCAAGGTTGAGCCTACAGGTCCGAAGACTACGAATGTGGATATAGAGAGTTATAAATGGAGCCCAGACGATGAATTTAATCAAGGTGGAGAAGTGGAAACAGGAGCTATCGCACGACGTCAATCAGAAGTCCCTCCTTTATCAGGACCAGATCCACAGGCTCAAGGTATTGCAGGGTTGTTTTCTCAACCGAAACAAGTTAGAGTAGGATAAATAGGAATTATATGGCAGATATAGATAAAGCCCTTCCAAATGTGAAGGAAAAAGTTCACATTGAATCTCCAGAAGAAACCATTGTTGAAACTCAAGAAAAAGTAGAAGAGGTCAACGATCAAGGTGTGGAAATGGTGGAGAACGAAGATGGAAGTGTAGATGTAGAATTTGAACCTCGTCAAGTTAACCAACCTGGTGGAGAAGAACATTCGGACAATTTAGCTGATCTTTTACCTGATGAAGTTTTAGGAAGATTAGGTTCTAAACTTTTTCAAGAGTATGAAGATTTTAAAAATTCAAGAAAAGATTGGGAAGATACTTATGTTACCGGTCTTGATCTTTTAGGTTTTAAATATCAACAAAGAAGTGAACCCTTTCAAGGAGCTTCAGGAGCAACCCACCCAGTTCTTGCAGAAGCAGTCACTCAATTTCAAGCAACAGCTTATAAAGAATTATTACCACCCGATGGCCCAGTTAGAACTCAAATTTTAGGAGTATCTACAAGAGACAAAGAAGATCAATCTCTTCGAGTTAAAGATTACATGAATTATCAAATAATGAATGAAATGCCTGAGTATGAAGCAGAATTTGATCAAATGTTATTTTATTTACCTCTTGCAGGTTCGGCATTTAAAAAAGTTTATTACGACGACATGCTCGGAAGAGCAGTTTCAAAATTTGTACAAGCAGATGATTTAATCGTTCCGTATTCTGCTACCTCATTAGAAGATGCGGAAGCGGTTATTCAAAGAATGTACATGTCACATAATGAAATTAGAAAATCACAAGTATCAGGTTTTTATTCTGATATTGAACTTGGTAGTCCAGCTTTACAGGCGGATAGAATTCATGAAGAAGAAAGAAAACTGGAAGGACAGAAAAAAACTTATAATCAGTATTCCGACCAAACTTATACTATTTTAGAATTTCATATTAATTTAGATTTAGAAGGATTTGAAGATATTAATCAAGAAGATGGTGAACCCACAGGAATTAAACTTCCTTACGTTGTAACAATGGAAGCGGGCGGTCGAAAAATTTTGGCTATTCGTAGAAATTGGCAACCGGAGGATCCATTGAAAAAAAAAATCCAATACTTTGTCCACTTTAAATTTCTGCCAGGACTAGGTTTTTATGGATTTGGATTGATACATATGATTGGCGGTTTGAGTAGAACTGCAACAGTTGCTCTCCGCCAGTTATTAGATGCTGGAACCTTGTCTAATTTACCAGCTGGATTTAAGATGAGAGGAATTAGAGTCAGAGATGACGCTGCACCGATACAACCAGGAGAATTTAGAGATGTAGATGCTCCAGGTGGAAATTTAAAAGATGCATTTTATCCTTTACCTTTTAAAGAACCATCACAAACCTTATTACAATTAATGGGAGTTGTGGTTCAAGCAGGTCAAAGATTTGCTTCAATTGCTGATTTACAAGTAGGCGATGGGAATCAACAAGCTGCTGTTGGAACTACTGTTGCTTTATTAGAGAGAGGTTCAAGAGTAATGAGTGCAATTCATAAAAGATTGTACAATTCTTTAAAACATGAATTTAAATTATTATCTGGAATTTTTGCTCAATATCTTCCACAAGAATATCCTTATGATGTTGTAGGTGGACAAAGAATGATTAAACAAGCTGATTTTGATGATAGAATAGATATTATTCCTGTTGCGGATCCAAATATCTTTTCAATGACTCAAAGAATTAGTTTAGCTCAAACAGAATTACAATTAGCTATGTCTAACCCACAAATGCATAATTTATATGAATCTTATAGACATATGTATGAAGCATTAGGAATTAAAAAGATTGATCAGTTATTACCTCCTCCACCACCTCCTCAACCTAAAGATCCTGCTTTAGAGCATATCGATGCAATGGGACAGAAACCTTTTCAAGCTTATCCTAAACAAGATCATAGAGCTCATATTACAGCTCACATGAATTTTATGGCTACTAACTTTGTTAGAAACAACCCACCTATTATGGCTTCTCTAGAAAAAAATATTATGGAGCATATATCTTTGATGGCACAAGAACATATAGAATTAGAATTTGCACAACAGATTATGCAAATGAAACAGATGCAGGCTCAAGGGATGAAAGGACAAGAAGCTCAACAACAAGTACAACAATTAAATCTTCAAATGGAAGCTAGAAAAGCAGTCTTAATAGCTGAATATACAGAAGAATTTATGGGTCTGGAAAAACGAATAACTTCAATGTTAGATAGCGATCCATTGATTAAATTAAAAGCTCAAGAGATAGATCTGAAGGCTATGGAAAACTTTAGGAAGAAACAAGAAACTGATGCCAAAGTTAACCTAGATAAAGCTAAATTAGTTCAAAGTAGAGAGCTTACAGAAGATAAATTAGAGCAAAATGAGGAGTTAGCTAACCTTAGAGCTGAAACTTCATTAGTTAAACAAGAGATGTCTAATCAGGCTAAAATGCGCTCTGATGTGATGAAAAGAAAAGATGTAAAGACCTTGAAAGGTCCTCGAGAATAGTATAACAATTAACTGGGAGAAAAATATGAGAAACGATTTTGGAACAAGACCTTACAGTTCACGATTCCCTTACTCAAGTGGAAAGACTGTTTCTAAGACAAAGAAACAAGGATACGCCGCTAGGGAAGATGAATCTTTAGGTATGAGAACTGGAGCAGAATCTACTAAGACACAATCTATGAAAGATCGTAGAGACGAGTCTTATGGAAAATGGGGCACTAGACCAAACCAAAAAATTAATAGGTAAATTATGCCAGGAATGGGTGCAACAAGTAAAGGTATTAATTATAAGATCATTAGAGCTGATAAGCAAAATGGTCAGGGTTTTACACCAGGACATAAACCTCAACTTTCTACATATGATAAAGGTGGAAGGGTAGGACTTAAAAGAGGTGGAGATACAAGAACTAAAAAATTCGGCGGTGGACGTACAAACCTATTAGAAGAAGTAGGTCGTATTGATGCTGAAAAAATGAACCCTAATAGAAGGGCTGAAAAATCAAGAGTTATTGGAGAATTAAATCGAGGCTATAATAAAGGTGGAAGAGTAGGTTTAAAAAAAGGTGGAGATGATAAATGGATTCAAAAAGTGGATGCATCTATCAAGCGTAGAGGCACTAAAGGAAAATGTACACCGATTACTAAAAAAGGTTGTACAGGTCGAGCTAAAGCCCTAGCTAAGACTTTTAAAAAAATGGCTAAGAAAAGAAAATCATAATGACTGAAAGATTAGATAATCTGACTATCAATAAAAAAGGTCAACCTCTAACTAAAAGAGTTAAAATGAATAACGGTGGAGTAGGCATTCAAACACATGGAAATAAACTTGCAAAAGCTTTAAACACAAAAACACCAGACCATTCTAAATTTTTAAATGAGTATGGTTATTTAAAGGGAGGAGTACCAGTAAAAAATGGCTAATAAAAAAGAACCTTTCTATAAAGGTATAAATTTTTCTAAATTCACTAACAAAGATGGCTATGCTAAAGGCGGTGTAGATTATACTGTATCTGAAAAGATTCCAGTAGAAGATCAAGTTGGTGGACAAAGAAGAATGTTAAAAGACAAGAAATCAAAAGTTAAGTGGTTCTAGTATGTGGTTCAGTGCTATTAAACTAGCGCTCAACGCTGGTTCCCATATTTACAAAAAACGTCAAGAGACAAAGATGGCTATGGCTGATGCGCAGCATATGCACGCAGCTAAGATGGCCCGAGGTGAGGAGCAATACCAGGGCAAGCTTTTAGAAGCCCGGCAAAACGACTACAAGGACGAGGTAGTTTTGGCGATTCTCACACTGCCCATAATAATTTTGGCCTGGGGGGTGTGGTCAGACGATCCGGCGGCTATGGAGAAGATAAAAGTGTTCTTTGAGCATTTTCAGGCGCTCCCGTCATGGTTCACAAATTTGTGGATTTTGGTCTGCGCCAGCATTTTTGGTATAAAAGGGACTCAAATATTTCGTGGTGGTAAGAAATAATGCCTTTTGAATCGGAGAGACAACGAAAATATCTCTGGAAAAACCATCCAAAAATTGCTAGAGACTGGACAAACAAATACGGCAGTAAGACTAAAAAGAAGAAGAAGAAAAGGAAAAAAACATAATGTCAGAAATAGATGTACAAGCTAAAAAAAATATAGACACTAGATTTAAATCTAAGTGGAAAGAATCAGATATTAAAAAACACAATATTAGAGCAGCTTTAAAAAACGAGAGAAAAAATAGAGAAGATGCAACTTTTTTAGGAAGTGATTATAAAAAATCAACTCCTAAATCAGATTCTTTAAACAAAGAACTGAGAAAAGTTCATAAAACTCAAAAACGTGTGGGCAAAAAGTGGGATAGATTAGATGAGCATGGGATATGGAGTAAGAAAAATAGAAAAGGTTCTTCCGACGCTGCATACGAAAAAAGAAAATTAAAATACATGGGAGTATATAGAGATAAAAAAGGTGGTGAAGTATTAGATGCTCCAAAAGGATATTCAACTAAATCTAAAAGAGACAAATTTAATGCTGCATGGGCTAAACGTCAAAAGAAACAAGGCGGAGGAATAGCTTTACGTGGATTAGGAAGAGCATTTCTTAAAGGAGGCAAAGTATAATGGCAACAGAAACATCGATCACTAGACAGGCCCCCTACATTGAGGCCCTAGGTGAACAGTACGGGAAAGATCTTACAGCATTAACAGCTAAGGCAATGCCAACTGCTGGCTATGCACCCACGGTTGCAGGCCAAGATCAAGCACAGTTAGACGCTTACACAAGAGCAACGACACAAGGTCAAGGGATCGGGGCTTACGAACCTTATATGACACAAGCTGGAGCTTACTCAGGACCAACAGGTTATCAACAGTTCATGTCTCCGTATCAACAAGATGTGATTGATACCACAATGGACCAATATGATATTCAAGCACAAAAAGGTATGACAGGAATAGGATCACTAGCCGCTAAGTCAGGAAACTTAGGTGGAGGACGTGAAGGTGTCATGCGATCCGAGTATCAAACTCAATCAGATTTAAATAGAGCCATGCTTAATGCACAATTATTACAACAAGGTTTTGGTCAAGCACAACAAGGAGCTAACACAGCATATGGTCAACAAATGCAAATGGCAGGTGCTGAACAAGGCTTTCAAGGGCAAGATATTTCAAGGTTAGGATCAGCGGGCGCGATCCAACAAGCGCAAACACAAGCTACTCTCGATGCACAAAGAGAAGCAAATAGAATGGCAG